CTTTTACAGCATCAAAATTGTTTATTAAAAATTCAACTGCCTTTTTAACTAATACAAAAGCGGCTATGGCTAATCCTATAACAGCTACAGCTTTAAGTACAGGTATCAATAATGGCGCAAAAGCAACAAGAGCAGCTAAACCTGCTACTATAATTCTTTTAGTAAAAGCACCTAATGCCTTAATACTTCCTGCTAAACCTTTTGTTCTAAATAATTCAAATCCCTTTGCTACACCATTAAATACACCTTTTAAACCTTTATCAAATCTTTTAAAGCCATTACCTATAAAATTAAAAGATTTAGATACCGTATTTTTTACACCGTCTAAAGTAAAATCAAATAAGTCAGGTAGTTTTTTAACTAAATTTACAACACCAGTAAAACCATCTATAACTAAAGTAATTGTTTTTTGAACTTGTCTTGCTACGTCTATTAAAGGTTGTATAACAGGTATTAAGAAGTCAGGTGCTTTATCATTTAAGGCATTTTCAAAGTCATCTAAGAAACCACCGATACGTTTATCAAATCTACCACTTCTACCAGTAAATAGTTTCTTTTCTTCTTCTATTAATGCTCTTCTCTCTTGTAAATTTTGTATTTCTGATGTTAAAGAATCTTGTTGTTTTTTTGTAAGTTGTATTTCGCCTTTTTGAAACTGTCTAAACTTTACTAAGTTATCTTTTTCTAATTGTTTGACCTTCTTCTCTTCAGCAATTATTTGTTCTTTTCTATTATTAATTTGTTTTTCTGTAAGTAATCTATTTCTAACTTGTATCTCACCTGTCTTTTTATCTTTACCTATTTCTACTTCAGAAAATATATTTTTCTCTCTTAACTTAGCAGCCTCTTCTTCTTTTTTTGCTACTTCTTCATTTAGTTTTTCTCTGACTTGATTTAACTTCTCAGCGTTTTTACTTAGACCCTCTATTCTAAAATCAAAAGCGTCAATGAATTTATTTAAACCATCTAAATCGTTTTGTATTTTTTTGCCTGAACCAGCAACTAAAGATTGCTCAAAGTCTTTGACTTGACTTCTAGCTGCTTTCTTCATATTAGGAATAACAGCTTTGAAAACGCCAGTTAAGGCTTGTCTATATTCTTTTGCTGTTTGTTTAGCGAAATCTTTAGGGTCTTTTGCCATTATTTACTACTTTTTTTACTTGATCCTGTGTATAGACCGAACCATGCCGCCCCAGCACCTACTACAATTGAAATAAGTCCTGATTGTTCCATAGTTGGGCTTGATAATCCCATATACCAAATCACGCATTTGTATAACAAAATAATGTATGTTGTAATAAAAACTCTAGGAAATATACGCCAACTATCTACTGCTCTCGCTAAATGTATTAGTCTAGCGTAAGGGTTAGGTCCTAAATCTTTTACGCTTGTGTCAACTTCTAAGTCAACTTTTACTTTTTTACTGACCTCTTTTGTGTCAACAGGTACTACTATTTTATCCTCAGCCATTATGTTTTTGCCTCTCTGCTTCTGCTTTTCGTCTTTCGTTTTCTTCTTTTATATGTTGTTCTAATAAATTGACATAAATGTCTCTTTCCCAAGGCATTAATGATTCAATCTCTCTTAAACTATATTTATGATGTTGAATTAGAGCAAAATTAACATTAAAGGTCGCCTCTAAGCTGTTGTGGGAGAGGCTGATCCGAAAAAATCTTGTATCCCTTGTAAAGTTACTGTACTCTTAACTTTAGTCTTAGGATTCTCTATTTCTACATCATGTTTAAGTCTAGGCATAGTTTCAAAGAACTTTCTAAACTCATCAAATTGTTTTTGTGTTAAACTTTCAACAAACTTGTCTAACTCTTCTTTAGTAGAGTCTGAAGCAGGATATGTCTTTTCACCCTCATAGATATGATCTATACAATTTGTCAACACTTTAAACAATGTCTTACTATCAGCTTTTAAATCTTCACCCACGGACACTGTATCAACTGTTGGATATGTAAATACCACACCTAAGTTTCTTGCTTCGTCTAATACTATTTTATTTGTGTGTGTTTCATCAACATGTACCTCTACTTTAGATAAATCTATTTCAGCTTCAGCATATGTCTCTTTATCATCTGGACACAACATTTTAAATTTTGCTACTTCACCTACTGATTTAGCTCTTATCTGTAAAAACAAATATTCTAAATCAAAAATAGGTAATGAACTAGCGTTAATTTTATTAAATGTACAAGCACCTACTATGTCTTTTATTGCCTGTATCATTTCTTTCTGGTTTCCTGTTTCGGATGCCATTAAAAGAACTTTTTCCTCTTTTACTAGAAACGGTCTGTATTTGACCTTTACGTCTGCCGATGGCAAAGTCAACTCATAAGTTGGCGTTTCAATTATTGGTAAAGCCATTATATATTCTCCTTATTATTATAAATTTAATGGTGGTATTTTGAACGGTGGGAAGACTCTTCCGCCTGTTACACCGCCTATAGGTACTCTTCTTCTTATATCGTTTACTACTTCTCTGCCTGCTCTTCTTATTTCAGGTGGTAATTTACTTAATAAACCACCGAAGATACCACCTCTTTGTTCTTGTTTGTGAGCATAATATTCTGGTTGACCTACTTTAACATCACCAGCTTTATCTAAGAAGTAATTTACCCAATATCTAAACTCAAATGTGACTTCAAATGTTTGTAATTGATTTGAGTCAGCGTGAGCATACGATACGGCACCGATTGTTTTAGGGAAACAATCATATAGTTTAACAGCATATGTAACGTCATCCCTTTCCTGACGTGACATAAATGATCCTAATTGAAATATATTTACGTCTGATACATAGTTGTCATAAAAATCATAATTGTGTGTTTGACCTGAAAAGGCAGCTCTTTGCCACATTTCAAAGTATGATCTTTCTCTTAAAAATTTGTCTGTATAGAATGTAGCAGTAATAGGTGCTGAAGTATAATCATAAACAAATTTTCTTCTAGGACCATTGTGCTTAATTTCTTTCATAGTTGCCGTTCTTTCAGGCATTTGAATAGAATTACAAAAAGCATTTACTCTACGACCTTGTTGTTTTTGAAATTGATGACGGTCAAAACTACTAGAGAAACCTGCTTCTTCCTCGGATAATGAAGATACACCTATAACATCATTAGGGTTATCACCAGCTCTAGGTTGAATTAAACCTCTTTCAGGCAATGTAAACTCTACATAGTATCTTGCTTTTCTTGCTAGACCTTCACCTTCGTTGACCATTGATTGAAAACGACCGATTGTAGTTTCTGGATTTGTACCTGGTTTTTGTCTTAATCTAGCGTCGCCATAAACATTATCAAGTGACCTATCTCTAGGTAAACCTAGTCTAATATCAAAACCACCGATACGTTTACCGCCTCTTAATATTGCCATTAGTATGGTCTCCCTTTTTTGAACTGTTGTACAGGTAACATAATTGATATAGCAGCCTCGTCAGCGTCTATTCTTAAAAAGTTTGAACGAGTGTAACCATACAAATATTTTTTAATTGTAGGTTTAAATAATCTGCTGTTTTTAATATCGTCATATGACACATCTAATCTTGTTGATTGGTCAAACTTATTATTTGAAGCAAACGCTTGTAATCTTTGTAGCATTTTAAATCTTGCCATCGGTGGTAGATAATGAAAATTCATACCTACAAAACCACCTTTAATTGATTCTAATGGCAGCACAAGAGGAAAAGTATCATATAAAGGTAATGTTTCTTTAAACTTAGGATCATAAAAAAACATGTTAAGTCTACCAGCACTAGGTCTACCTATCAGTTTCTTTTGTCTCATTAATCTTTTTGCTGTTATAGGTGTTGCTATCTGATTGATAGCATTTCTATACCAACTAGCAGACTTTTGAGCACTGCCTTGTTTATCAACTATTTTGTCAAATATACTTGCCATTACTCTTATATTTATATCTAATTGTAGATACCTAACTCTTTTTCAGTCATTATTTTAAACTCAAAACCCTTGTCTTTAGCGTACTCTTTGGCTGCTTTCCACTTAGCTTGATTTTTAATGTACTCAAAACTCTCTCTCATAAATGCTTTAGTCTTCTTCTTAGGTGTCTTAGGTTGAAAACATTGTCTGTATGGTTTAATCTCTATGATGTATTTTTTGTTTTTTGATGTTTTGACAATGAAGTCAGGAAAGTATCTATGTATTTTTCTATCTAATGGACTGTAATATTTGATAGGCACTTCTTCACTTGCCCAATGTATTATATCCTCATTACGATCACAATATACCATAAAACGTCTCTCTAACAATGATCTATACACAATCCTATTAGGATCACCCACATATTTGTTAGGATTATTTGGTCTGTAAATTCCTTTGTAAGACTTGCCCATACTGTATAAATATTACTATTAACAAGGATATTTATGCCATTTAAAGTAAGTAGTATTGTCAAAAATTTAGCAGGTAATCTATTGGGTGGGGCACTAGGTAATAGTATGCCAAACAATAAGATGAGTCAACCACAATATGCTAAACTAGCAAAGAGACTAATTAACAAATCACCACTAGAAATAGAAAACGCAAACGTACCACCTCAAACTGGTCATATGAATATAAATCCGTATGAGTACGGACAAGTTTATTATCCAGAGACTACAAGTCAATTAGGTGAAGGGCACTATATGATTTTTGATATAGTGGTTGTTGATAGTGGTAAATTTGATACAGCCATTGCTGAAGGTCAACTACAAGAATCATTATTAGGTGAAGAAACAAAAGGTAACTTTAAAGAAAAATTACCTAGCACTATATCTAAAAAACATTTTCGTTTTGGTAATAAAAACAGAATTGAATCAGCAAAAAAACTCGATGGAGTAACTGGTCCTAGTAGATTAAGAAGTGTATCAAGTGGTATATCTAGTACAAGACCTACACACAGCACAATATCAG